AAAGGCTGGCATCAAGGATGCAGAAGGCAACACCATCTGGATTGCACTGAGCAACCTTGTTGCCAAGTGGTCGAACGAGTACCAGTCGGAGGTGAACTGATGAGGTGGACATCCGAGCGCAAAGCCCGGCGCATCAGACGCCGCATTGTGAAGCGCACTCGACGGCGACTTCAGACCCGGGCCAAATTAGACGCCATGCGCTGGGAGGAAATCTTGCGCGCACGAGAGGACTAGACTGTGACCATGAAACTACAGGCATTCGGCGACAAGGTGATTCTGCAACTAGACCCACCAAAGGAAACTACAGAGTCCGGTCTCATCTTGAACCTGACCAACGAGAACGACCAAGAGGCCACCGTTGTCTCAGTTGGGGAAGGCCGCCACACCTTTGACGGCACACTCATCCCCATTGAGGTTGAGCCCGGGCAACGAGTCATCTTTGACCCACGCCAAGCCATGCCGTTCCCTTTGGCTGGTGACGACTTCAGGCTGATTGGCTCCTATGGCATCCTCGCAATCCTCGAAGTGTAGGCACTGCAAGCAGGCCATCGAGCCGACTGTGTACGTCCGAAACGGCAAGCCCACGCCAAGCAGCGTTCACTGGAGTCACAAGAGCAGCGGCTCCCGGTTCTGTGAGCCCATTGACTACGGCTCAGACCTCCGGGCAGAACCATGACCGTTGTCGCTGCAATCGTGACTCGTGACGGCTCTTGGATGGGAGCAGACTCATTGGCTGCTGATGCAGACATTGGAGCAATTACGGCTTCGCCAAAAGTAGGCAAGTTCGGCAACCTGCTGATTGGCTTCTCAGGCAATTGGAAGGCCGGGCAAACCATGTTCGACATGGCCAGCAAGGCTCACCTGCCAACCATGAAGCAACTCCTGGACAACTTCCAAACCGAGGTCAAAGAGTGGAACTTCATGTTTGTTGAAGGCGGCAAAATCTACGAGGTTGACGAGGACTTGGCAATACTAGAAATGCCGAGCGAAAAAGGAATCTCGTTTGGCGCTATTGGCTCAGGTGCTCAGCCAGCCTTAGGCGCGCTCTACGTCAGCCATGAGGACGAAGGCAGCCTGATGCGAGCCCTAGAGGCTAGTGCTGAGTTCACCACCACCGTTCGCGGCCCATTCAAGATTGTTGGCCTGTGAACCTGACCGAACTTCAAGCCCAGGCACTAACGACCAGCCTGTACGTCTGGGAGGACGACTTGGCGCAGCGCGTTGGGATTGGTCGCACGTTCCAGAACTTGAACAAGCGCAACCGTACCTCCTACAACGAGCAGAGCCTGATGGCAGACAACCAACTTGCCAACATCCACGCTGCAGTCTGCGAGATAGGCGTTTGTCGGCTGCTTGGAGCGTACTGCTTCGCTGGTGTATGGGATGTGTATGACCATCACCGATACTCAGAACTGCCCGATGGCCTGTGGTCGCATACTGAACTTGAAATCAAATGGCGGCGAACCGGGATGAAAATGCCAGTTGACCGCAAAGACGCGGAAAAGAACAGGCTTGTTGTCTGGGCTGAGAGCAAACTGCCCCGGTCATCCAACTGCACTTGTGAGACTTGTCAGCAGGGATGCGGCGATACCAGTCGAGTCAGGCTGCTTGGTGGAGGCCGGGCCCAAGAACTCTGGTCTCTTGGCAAACCGTACAACAACGATGGCAACCGGGTTGGAGTGCCGCTTCAGCAACTGACACCAATCAAACAAATCATCAACGCTGCGCTGTAGAGCAATTTGCTCGGGTATCTCATAGCAGGGAAAAGTCAGTTACCCTGCATAACAACGCACTAACCGCATACACATAACCGAACCTGTGAGCAAAACGTTTCCGAATCTGTAGCCTTGACGCTCCGCAATGTGTAGCCTCGGATTTTGTTACCACACTACAAACCTGTAATTACAACGGTGTAACCTGTGGTATTGTAGAAGTATTACTATAGGCATTTATTGTCCATTCGATGAACGCTTAGACATCTAAACGATGACCCAAAATTCACCCGGCGGCTACATCCGCACAGAGGAGCAAGCGTTGCTCGACACCGAGGCGCTGAAACTCCGTTCACTCGGTTGGTCTTATCAGAAGGTCGCAGATGCGATTGGAACGACTAAGGCCACCGCCTACAACCGTGTCCAAAGAGCCCTGGCTGCAATCCCTGCCGAGGCTGTTGATGAATTTCGCCGCCTCGAAATGGAGCGGCTTGACCTGGTGCTCAACGTTGCAATGGACAAAGCCATGAGCGGCGACAAAGGCGCACTGTTCGCAGTTGACCGGGTCATCTCCATCATGGACAGGCGAGCCAAACTCATGGGCCTGGATGCACCGACCAAACACGAAGTTCTCACGCTTGACGCCGTCTCCGCAGAGATTCAGCGCCTAGAGCAACAGTTAGGGGAGAGCGATGCTGGCCGAACAGAAACTAGCGAACCTCAAGAGGCTTGAGGCACTCCTAAAGGCAGGCGAGGAAAAGAAGTCTGAGGAGGCAAGGGCCCGGCTCCAATTCTCTCGTTACCGGCAGAATGCCCGACCGCAGCAATTACCACCCGAAGGCGACTGGTTCATTTGGCTCATCCTTAGTGGACGTGGTTGGGGAAAAACCTTCGTGGGCTCATCTTGGATTGTCGAGAAGGCGCTGCAGAACCCGGGCATTGAATGTGCCATCGTGGCTCCAACCTTTACCGACGTTCGCCGCACCTGTGTCGAGGGCCCTAGTGGTGTCCTCAAGGCGCTGATGCCCGGACAACTCAAGTTCTACAACCGCTCCAACGGTCAAATCACTTTGACCAACGGCAGCAAACTTCACATGATTTCCGCAGAGGAGCCCGACCGGGCCCGAGGATTGAATCTCAGTTTCTGCTGGATGGACGAACTCTCGTCATGGAAATACGAGCAGACGTGGACAGAAGGTCTCGCACCGGCTCTACGCATCGGCTCACCTCAGGTCGTCATAACAACGACGCCTCGTCCGACCAAACTCATCAAAGAGTTTTTCAACCGCAAAGACGGTTCCGTAGTGGTCACTAGAGGGTCGACGTTTGACAATGCCGCCAACCTATCGGAAGCGGCTCTCGCCGAACTGCGCTCTCGTTATGAGGGAACTCGCATCGGTCGGCAAGAACTATACGGCGAAATCGTCGACGACGTTGAAGGCGCTCTATGGACTGCCACA